CTTTTCTTTGTACCACCGAAGGTTACACGAGTCTGCCTTTCTTGTGAGATTGGCATACTTGGGTGCTGTTCCTTCAGAATATCGTGCTTAATAGCTTCGTCTTTCGCTTGATTTTGTTTGTCATAATATTCCTGACGAGCTTTAGCGATTTCCTCTGGTATCCTAGCCAGCACTAGGCCTCCTACTCCGATCACTCCTGCGTATTTGCCTTCCTTCATAATTGGATAATCTTCATCCGGATATTCATCAGCTCTTACAAGCTCGTATCCTGATCTTATCATAGCCGCCATATTCTTTGTATCATCAAAGCCCATGACTTCATGTCGGATCCATCTATGTCGGTAACCAGCCGGCGCATTCGGTGCATCGAGAGATGAGGGTGGAGTCCATACTACTTTTTTAGCTGTTTTAGCTTTAGTTTGACTCGCACGTGAAGTTTTTTTATCGTCTGTTTCCATATGCTTATGCTCCTTCCGTGATTTTTAATTGTTTTGCATAATCTTCTAGTGGCACACCTAATCTTTTAGCAATTGCTACCTGTGAGGGTGTGAGTTTGACAGTTTTTCTGCGTCCTGTTACAGCTGAACGTTTCGCTGATGCTACATTCTGAGCAGGTTTTGCTCTTTCTGTAGAAGTTCCTTCCATCTTATCAAATTTGTGTGGGAATTCAAGTCTTATTCTTTTATCCACCTCACTATAATATTCATTTGATTTAGGATCATAACCTTCTTCATCTACAAGCTTTTTATGTATATCAAAAGCCGTGTAAGTCATAGCAGAATCGTTGCCAAACCAAGTATTTTTAACTGCCCAGTCTTCTGCTTTAGGATCAGGAGTAATATTAGGCCTCGTTTGTTGAGGCGTAATTGTAACATCCTTCTCTTTAGGTTTTGAAGTTTCCGCTAGTTTTAGAGCATTCAATCTTGCAGCATCCATCGTTAAAGTTGCAATTTGCTCTTGTGCAGTAACCTGTCCTTCAACGTTTTGAGATTCAATAGCAGTTTTTAAAGCCTGTTTCGCAGCTTTCATATTAGTCTTAACTCTGCTTTCAAATTCAGAAACGTAAGATTTATCTAATTTAGAAAATTTACTTTCTAAATCTTCTTTATCTCTTTTTACTGATTGAGCGTAAACGACAGCTTCTTCTTTTTGTCGTTCTGCTTCACGCATTTTACGAGTTAGTTTAGCAATACGTTTTTGAACACCTTCACTATATTTTTCTAACTCTTCTTTTTTCTCTTCTTTTTTCTCTTCAACCTCTCCACCTTCTTTTTTTTCTTCGGGCTGGGCTACTTCCTCAACCTCTATCTTCTCTTCCTTGGGTGCTTCCGTTTTTTCCGGTTCACCTTTTTCATCTAAATTAATCTCAGTTGCTTTTTCATCAGCTTCACCTACATCAATCAGATCTCCTTTTTTTTCTTCTTGTGGCATAGTTCCTTTCCTATGTTAAATATGATGAAGAACAGCTTCAGGATCTTTAATTGTTCCTAAAACCTCATCATCGTTTAATAGTCGAACTTCTCCACCTTCTATTGGTAATCTTGAACCCGCATAACGAGCAAAGATAACCCAATCTCCTTTTTTGCACCAAGGTCCCGATGTAAATTTCTTCTCGGAATAACATAAGGGTCCCATTTTTAAAACATAGCCACAATTTGTAGCTATTCTTAATTTATCTAAAGTTTCTTGTGCAATTAAAATTCCACCTTTAGTTTTATCTTTGGGTGTAAAAGGTAAAACTAAAATTCTCCAACCTGATGGTTCGGGTAATTGATCAGTGTTTGTAATATTGTCGGGATGTAAAGGATCTTTTGAATTTTTTGATTCTTCTATATATTTGTCCTGTAAAGCAGGTTTATGCTTTGGAACTTCCTTTGAGGTCAACGACGTTTCCGCCTGTGTCATTTTGCTCCTTCGTTTTTAGCAGGTTAGAGATTTCCTGTAATGTTAATTGTACCGCGTGTGCTTGTCCTAATAAATACTTGTATTTTTCAAGATTGTCAACTGATGCACCCGTTAACATGGCATCACCAATCGTTTGTAAGTTTTCTTTTAATCGTCTTTGAATTTTATTAATTAAAACTAATTCATCCATTTAGGATTTGCTATTTAATAGCGGCTCCGCCGCCTGTTTTAGCTAAGCCCATAGACTTGACATGTTTATTTGTACTTCCACCATGTCTTAAAGCAATTCCTTTGCCTCTTTTAGCAATTCCGCCACCTCGAAGACCACTTATAATTCTTCTTTTTTCGTCTCTAAGATTTCTACGTCCTCTTCGAGTTCTTGCTCTTTCAGCATCGACTCTTCCTAGTTCTTCTAGTCTATTCATTCTTCTTGTATTTGCCATAATTATCCTCTTTTTCTAGCCATCTTTTTAAAAGTTTTTGCTAAGTTATATCTTTTAGATCCGGGAGGACAAGATTTACTACCAAATTTTTTACCGGTGCAAACTCCTTTAGTTCCTCTTCGTTTAATAGATGCTGTTGCTTCTTGAATCCATCTTCCTTTTTTAGCTTCAACACGACCACCAGAAGCATAAATGCTTCTTTTAGTCTTCATTGGAAAAGCTGCTGTAGAATCAAAAAATTCAGGTGTCATTATCTATTAATCTTTCCAGATTTTTTAGCTGCACTTCCCCATTTACCATAAGATTCATCAGCAGAAGCTTTCAGTTGTGCTGCACTTCTTGGCTTTCTGATTCTCATTGCAATAGATTCGTCTTTTCGATCTTTATATCCCTGTTTCTTAACAGAACCAGCTTCCCCATAAGGGAATCGAACATCAGATCGTACTCCATTTTGTCTCATATTTTTTTCCTTTAAGTATAATACTTAGTTTTTTTGCGTCTGTCACTCATTACTTTACCACATCCCCTTGCAATTGCAATACGGACAGGTCCACCTTTTTTATATTGCTTTTCCCACCGCTGCGCAATTTCGGGGTGGTTAGCATGTAAATATTTTCTTTGTTTTTCTGATTGAAACGGCATTATTTTTTCTTAGATGCGCCATTCCTAAAAATTTGAGTTCCCTTTATACCAAATACGCTCGCCACCACCAAAATCCACAAATTTGTAAACCATTTTGGCAGGTTCGAGAAATGCTCGAAGAAGATATTTATCTTGTCCATAGCGGATGGATCGTTCGACCACACCCCGTATGCGAGCACCAGAATGGGCAAAGTTAATATCGCCAAAACAATTTCGTCCTTATAATCATTTTGTCGGGCTTCTAAAAGTTTTCCCTGGTAAGTTTCCTCACCCCGAGCCATCTTAACTGCATGCATGTGTTGTGCATCAGCCATAGCCATTTTTGTCTCTTGACGCTTTTTATAGATATGGGAACCAGCGTTTAAAGCTAACTTAGCTAAACCGAACCAAGCCATTTTAGTACCAAGTTGCTTTAACTGGTTTTTTATCAGCTCTCATACGTTTTGTACCTTTAACAGTAATCGTTTGAGACTCAACAGGATTAGGTGCTTCTATTTTAACACCACCTGTTTGATATCCATCTTTTCCAACACCTAATTCTTTTGTAATCTTAGGTGCATCAACATATCCTGATCCTCTTTGCCAATCTTTACTCATAATTATCTCCTTATTATCTCCTTGTTCTATTTATACTTACTTTTTCTTAAAATTTCTACCAAAATCATGACGTTTACTTTTATCAGCCATTTGTTGCTTTTCTAAAGATACGCCGGCACGTAAATGAGCTAGTTCTTCATTCTGTTCTAGCTTTTCATCGTGTTGTTGATCACCCACCATCACCTTCATAGTGTCTAAACCAATTCTATCTTCATCATAGTCTTTTTTACGTTCATTATCCATCGCTCTTAAGTCTAATTCTCTTGCTTTTAACTTCATTAATGGATCTCCACCATAACCACCTGTAATTTCATTTTCTTCTTTAGCATAATCAGCTGTTAATTCAGCAATGAGTACCGCTTTTCTTGCTTCAATCTGATTGGTTAACTGTTGAATACGTTGTTGTGCCTGCATTGCCTGCGGATTTTGTTGCATCGCTCTTGGATTTTGCATCATCGGTCCCATTTGTTGTTGTAAAACTTGCAATTCCTGCAATTCTTTTACAAATTCCAATTGTACCTGTTCTTGTGCCATAAATGAAATGTGTTCTAAAATATTTTTTTGTATTGCTGCCATAACCTGTGGATTATTTTGCACCATGTTTAAACTCATAAAATGTAAATGGGCATCAATATGTGCTTTATGGTCCTGTCCACCAAAAGCCTGAAAAGGTTTATTCGACATTGCTACAATATGCTCTAATGCCGGATCCATTGGAATAGGTTTTAATGGCGCGGGTAAAATGGCATTAATATTTTTAACTCCAACCGCTTCATACATACTTCGATACGCCTGATAAAGATTATGAAGTTGTGGATTCGATTGTGCCAGTTGCAATTGCATCTGTGCCATTGAAATTCTTTGTGTTTGAGAAAAAATATTTGGATCTGCAACCGGTAAAATATCTACTCGGTCATCAAAATCAGAAACTTTAATTTCTTTTCTCGCATTCGGAACATCGTAAGGATAAACCGGTGGAAGATAAGTTTTAAAAACTTCTGCCAATAATTTAAATTCCTGTTTTAAGCCAACATAGAGTCTTTTATGAATAGCTGACATAACTCTTGAACCACGTTCTAACAATGCAACCGTCGTTCCCACAGCCGCCTGCTGATTCATATCGCCCACTTGATTGTCTGCGATGCTCGCGAATCGCTGACCGGCTTGAACAACAATTCCCATTAATTGTAACAATGTTGCTGAAGGTTCTTTATAAGGTAATTGCATAAATGCATCTCTGATATTTCCACCAGGTGCATCTACATCTCTGAATTCTCCAGGTTGTAAAGGCTGTGCATCATCACGAACTCTTATCCCTCTTGTTTTAAATCCTGCAGGTAAATTAGCTAACGTTCCAGCATCGAGTAATTGTCTTAATGCAGAAGTAGCTGTTCTAGATAATCCACCAATCATGTGGATTAAACCAAAACCATAAAAACCTAATCCCGGTAAAAATTTAAAGTGAACAAAATAATTTATTTTATTTCTTAAAGGATCATCCAGTTTATAATTTCTTCTAATTGATAAAACTTTAAAGTTTGCTTCATCGACGGTTATAACATAGGGTAATTTAATTCCTGTCGGTTCTCCGTCTTCTCCCTTATCTTCATAACCTTCCAGATCCAAATTGGTATGAACTTCTATAAGTGTATAAATATCGTCCTGTTTATCTTTACTAATTCCTTCCAGTTCATGTTCTTTTTTTTCTAATTCATTTTCTGTAATTGGCGGTTCTCCTAAATCAATATCTAGATAAAATCCTGAAACCTGCTGTTTACGTAAATCATTTTTAGACATTTTAATAACATGAACCACTGCTTCTGCATCTTCCAAAGAAGTTGCCGCATAAGGAACCACCAAGTCATCCGAAGGGATAAACTTAGAAACGGCTCTACCTAAAAGCTGGTCGTAATAAACCTTCTTGAATGTAGAGCCTGCGAGGGGTAAATAAAAAAGCATTTGATCGAACTCAGGTTCATATTCTTTCATCTGATCCATAAGTTGATAATTCATAAAATCTTTTACACGATGTGCCTGATCTTGTTTTGCTTCATTCACATCTCCTAAAATCTGTGCTCTGACTGGACCGTCAGCGGGTAATAATTCTTTATAGGCAGTTGCCTGGAATTGAGTTACGGCTTCTGCCAATACCGGGTGAGTAACACCTGAGGCATTTCTAAAAGGTTCAGTTCTTCTTTCATATTTAAATCCTAGAAGACCTAAACCATCTCGATAGCTATCTTCCCAATCCTTTCTTGAATTTCTGTAATCTCTATAATCGTCGGTAAGCTTAGAACCTAAACCATCTAAAACGTCATCACCTAAAAATTCTGCCAAATTGGCAAAGTGATCTTCTCCTCCTTGAGGTGCTGCTACAGCAGGATCAAAAGAGACTTCTGCGCCTCCTTCTTCATCCATTGCAATTTCAACAGGACCTTGATCTGTTTGTACTTCTTCTACGTTTTCTTGAATTGCTTCTTCAATTTCCACTTCTCCTGGAATATCAACGGTAGTTTTAGTATTAGGTAATGGTTTCTCTATTTTAGCCATTCGACTATTCTATACTCTCTTATTGATTGTTTCAACACCTGAAGGACTTTTACCCTTCTCTTTAGGTGTTGTCAAACTTCCTGCAGCAACGGGCATTGGATTTTCAGCTGCCCAAATTTTAAGATCTAATTGTGATACCACTTCATCGGTAGCCGTATTAACAAAAGCTCCAAGGATTGGATTGTATTTAATGTCCACTATTTTCTCCTAGCGAACATCGTAGCGAGGCCACCTTTTTTAAAAGAACCCATTTCTGCAACATCTGTCATAAATCCTTCATTTCGAGCTAGACCTGATTGCCAACCTCCTCTATCTCCTGCTATTTGATTAGCAGCAGCTTGCGCCCTAACTTGATTTAATAACGCTTCTTGTCTTTCAGCAGCTTCTTTTTCTTGTCTAATTCTTTCATTTTCTTGAATGTTATAAAACTGTTGTCTTTGAGCTTGCCAACTTCCAGGTTTAAATTCTCTGCCTGCTAATTTTTGATTTGTTTTTCTTACATAGTCTGCATAATTCCCAAAGAGAGATCTTGTATTAATTCCAAAAGGATCAACATTACCTCTGTTGGTATCTGGATCGCTGTAGCCCATCATCGATGTAATAAATTTTTGGTCGCCTGCGGGCAATTCATCAAACCGATCCATTTTATCCACCATGCCAGTCACAATTCCTGCGCCGGGAAGATCTCCTAAGAATCCTAGAGCCGAACCTGCCATTTGACCTAATTTAGATTCTCTAAGTTTATTTATTCCCGAATCAATAAAAGTTTTAAATTTTCCTGGCTGTTTAATTTCAGTATCATCAATATCATCAGGATTTACTGATGTTCTAAAATCTGAAATTTGTGTTCCTAAAGGACCACCACCTCCTCCACCACCTTGATCAATAATATTCGGTTGAACATTTACAATCGATTCAATTCCTGTATCTGTACTATCCAGACCTCTTGACGCTAAGAAAGCCATAACATCTTCTTTTGAATGCCCGGCACGAAGCCATGCATCATAAATGCTTTGGTCCTGTTCACTTAAGCCGCCGACTACAAAGCCAATTCTGCCGCCGTCCGCTTTTCTTCCCCTTGTAAATCTTTTATAGCCTTTATATTTCTTATCAGGATCATAATTGGGATCGGGCTTATCTGTAATTTTTCCTTCTTCTTTTAATCTCCGAATGATTCTTCCTCTTGGACTTGCCCAGCTTCCTTCCGCTTCAGGACTGGCATAACTTCCTTTTTCTTTAGCAAGTTCCTCTAAGACAATTTCTTTTTTAGATTTTTTACTTTTTGGTTTTTCTTCTACTTCAATTTCTTCTGTTACTTCATCATCACCCGCTTCTTTATTGAAAAGGGCCATAATTCCTTGCGCAGGTGCAAGTAGTGTTAAAATTTTAAAAGTTTCTTCTGGATTGATATCCATAAATTTTTGAACTTGTTTTGATATTTCCATTAACCCTAAACCTGCAATGGCGATCCCCGCTGCTTCAGCGAAAGGTAATAAATAAGGTACTGCTAATGCTGGCATAATTAATAATACTCCCGTTCAATTTGCGGCAGCTTCTGCTCTTTTTCATCTTCGGGATGCTGTATAAAGCCGCCCTGTCTGAATCGCATCACTGCCTGCGTCATGCTGTCGACTAAGTCGTCGTTATCCCCATACGGGAATGCAGCACATTCCTCTACCACCTCTTCTGCGAATTTTTCATCGGGCGCCCAGATCATCCCGCTCTCGAACAGCGGAGCGACGGCGTTAACCCTGGCATGTTTGTCATTTCCTTTGCTAGGTGTGTAATTTATAACAGGTATCCCCATCTTACGCAATTCATATGTGAGCGGCAATCCTGAAGCCTTTGCTTCCACGATCACCGTTTCGGGATTCCAATAGCGATACTGTTCCATCGCCTCCTTTTTTAATTCAGGAAATTCCAGCCTCTCTTTAAACGAATCGAGCAGGAGAAGATGGGCCGGCGAATCGGGATCGGGGTAAAAAACTCCCCAGGTGGTAATGGCTGAAAAGTCCGCACTTTCTTTTTTTAAAAAAGCCGTGTCGTAGGACTGAATGACATGGTACAGTTTTGGAATATAATCCTTATCCCAAACCTTCCACCATTCCCTTTTAATAATAGAACCTTCCTCCGCAGTAGGATTCTGCATCCATTGCGCGTTCCACTTTCCTAAAGAGAGCGAAGCTTTCACACCATCCAATTCATCCTTCTTCCAATACTCAGGCCATACCGGTTCTCCCGACGGCATGATTGCTGGAAATTCTATAACTTCCCACTGATCTGATTTAACTTCCTTCTGTGACTTTAAAAGCATTCCAGTTAAGTCTTTCATATTCCAACGCGTCATAACTAAAATAATTGCACCACCGGGCTGAAGCCTTTGACGTGGTCCTGAAGTGTACCACTCGTAAGCTCTTTCCAAAGCGGTTGCATTCAACGCGTCTTGCTCTGAGTGTGGGTCATCAATAATTAAGAGATCCGCTCCACGGCCCGTTATCGCCGAACCGGTACCTGCCGCATAATACTCTCCGCCCTGCGAGGTTTCCCATTTGCCGGCCGCCTTTGAATCTTCGCGGAGCGTGGTGCTAAAAATGTGCTGATACTCTGGCGAATCGATGAGCGTTTTTGCTTTACGTCCAAACCTAATTGCTAATTCAGTTGTGTGGGTTGTTTGTATAATTTTCAAATCCGGCTTACGTCCTACCATCCATGAGGGGAGTAGATAAGACGCAAATTCAGATTTAGTATGCCTCGGTGGCATATTAATAATTAATCTTTTAATTTTTCCATCTGCTATATCGTTAAATTTTTGTGCAATAATTTTATGATGGGGCCCCTCTATAAATTGAGGCCACATAGCCTTAACGAAGCTTAAAAAATCTTTTGAAAGAGTCGATTGTTCGCGCTTTTGAGTTAATTTAATGGCGTATTTTATAAACTCTTTTTTAGCATCAGGAGGTAATTTTGTAATATTTATATTATGTAAGTTCATAAATGGAACCAAAATGAATTTATCCCATGTCTATGTCTAAATCAAACTCTAAAGGTAAAAGTTTGGGACCCCTATTTTCAAAAAGGGGGTGTGGGGGGTCTTAAAACATTCGAATTCGACATTCGGTCTGGGTCCTACTTAAAAAGGGGAGGGTGGGCCCGTAGGACACAAGCAATTCAACCTCAAGATGTATGCATTTACTGCATACATCTCTCAGCTGCTTAACAAAGTTTAGTTGTTTATTTTGTAAGCGATATCGTGCATCATACCTTTTGCGTGACGCGCAACAAATTTCCAACGAGTTTCAGTGTTGGCCCATCTGCCCTCAATGAATAAGCCGAGGTGTTTATTAAAGATTTCTTTATACTCTTTAATAGTATGATCTTGAGATCCATAAAATCTATCCAAAATCAATTTACGAATAATAACTTCGTTAATTGTTTTGTCAGAAATTTCTGAAACTCCAATCGTCATTAATAAATGACCGATCTGATCAGCTTCAGTACGCATCTTTGGATCATCAAACTTTTGCGACTTTGCGCTCCAGTTTTGATGCTTCGTGTAGTTTACTATTAGTGGCATATTATTTCCTTTTGTTAAGTTAAAAATATACCGTATCACAGATAATCCCATAATGATATCACTTTATACGCGAATCGTTAATTAGTTTTACACTGTGACATTTATGCAACAGCTTATGGTTTTTTAAATGGAGGGTGGGCCCCAAGGTCACAAGCTAGTTTTTTAAGGGGAGGGTGGGCCCCAAGGTCACAAGCAGTGTGACATTATTGCAACAGTGTAGTGTGACATTGTTGCCACGATTCTCGAAGCGAGGTGCGACATTATGACACATGGGAATTTATATTATCTTCTTGATCCTTACAATGTAACTGATACAGTAAGTGTAATTAATAAGGAGAAATAAGAATGACTGACAATATAAAACTGCAAATGAAAAGAGTATTCGGCAATGATAGGATTTATCCTGCTTGTCCTGTTTCAAGTGCATTAATAAAGTTAAAAGAAAAAGCGATTACATTTAGCTTCAAAGATTTAAAAACTTTTAAGAGTTTAAATCTTGTAGTGACGTGGGTCCCTGATCAACCAAAAGAGGTGCAGTAATGAAAAAACAAATAGAGTTTTCTCTTGAAGAATTAAGAGAAATAAATTTTGTTGTGGGTTGTGTCTTACAAGATAAAAAAGATTTAAGACCTACAGCAGAGCAACATTTAAAAAATATCTTTAAGAAAACTTATGATGCTTTAAGATATAAACAAGAGCAACAAGACCGACTCGCTGAAGACAATGCAAACATTGAGCGAGTCGATGCACAAACAAGAGGAGTAAAATAATGTTTGAAATATTCGAAATATTTTGGACAGCTAAAATAGAACTGCGAGTAGTAATACTCGCAGTTCCAATTATTTTCGGCTTTTGGTATTGGCAAGAAAATAAAAGAAAACAAAAAGAAAAATACCAAGAAAGGTTAAATCAAATAAAATGAGTAATGAAACTTTAACATTTACGATTAATAAGAAAAAAATAAAAGCTGATCATCAATATGCTGATGATACGGGTAGAGCTTTTAAAGATCAAAAGGAAGGTGCTGACCAATTAAAAGCCTTCATAAGAGATCAAATAGTATTTCAAAATAAAAGTAATGGTTTTGTTCCTTACAATAATTTTGAAAGTTCTGTTACTTGGAAAGTAATAAACTAATAACCAACCCCGCTCCGGAATAACCGGAGCGGGTAGAAAGGAGAAAAGATGAAAGTAAAAAATTTAATTAAAAAATTAATTGAAACAAATTTAAATATAGACCAGCAAGTATTTATAGAACTATGGGAAGATACAGAAGATGGTTATAAATGTTTAAAAATTCCAATAAGTAATGTGGAAGAAAGTTTTGAAGATGGATGGGGATTAGAACCTAAACAAGGTAATACAGAAGATTTAATTTTGTTAGGAAAGGTTAAAAAAGCATTTATACATAAATGGGAAAAAAGAAAATGGTATCCTGTAAATGTTCCCAGTGGAATGGAAAGTTATTTTCCTATAAAGAAAAAAGTAAAATTAACTTTACCAAAAGAAACTGAAAAATAACCACCCAACCCCGAGCCGTCTTGGACGGCTCGGAGTTTTTCTTTTTTAAACCTATTTTTTTTTCTTTTTTAAGGGAGGGTGGGCCCCAAGCCCACAAGCAGATGCACGCGGCACGCGAATCGTTTTTATCTATTTTTTTTAGGGGAGGGTGGGCCCGAAGGTTACAAGCTGTAATATTTGGTAATATTATGTTACTTGTGGGATCTTATAGGATTTGATATTCTACTAGTATAACTGATGGTAACGCGCGTCATGCGCAGCTCAATGCGAGCCCATCGATTCCCTCGGGGTCAAGGCCCATTAAAGACCTCATGAAGGCAGTGGCGTCTCCGAGGGTAGGGATTTTAAAAAAAAATAAAAAAATAAAAAAGACCTCAAGCTCACAAGCTTATGTTTTTTTTTCTATGGGTGGGTGGGCCCCAAGGTCACAAGCTGCGACAATTTGTCGCATTGACACAAGATGTAGTGGTGCGACATTTTGTCGCATTGACACAAGATGTAGTATGTCCGAGATCCACCAAAACACAAGACGAATCGCGGGCCGGGCGCGCGGCCCGGGCGCGCGCTTAATTATTTTTTTTGTTTATTAAAATATTTTCTATGAGTTGCCAGTCATCAACGGCTAGCGGTTTAATTTCGCGCGGATCTAATAATAGGCCCTCAATACTTTTAGAGCTGTAAAGTTTTACAGCGCCACGCTGAGCGCGGCGGGCGTGTTCAACAAGTATATAATTACGGTTTGTTCTAAGAGTATGGAATAGTATTTGGTGCGGTGAAAATCTTATTTTATGACCCGTTTGTATTTTAAGTTCAACCATAAAAAAACCGCTTGAATTATGATAACCGAGTAAATCAGGCAGGCCAAAACTGGCCCAGCTTTCAAGGCGTGACCACAGTATATTAGGGGTATTTTTTTTGAGTTTTTGGTATAATTTTTGTTCGGGTTTCACCGTACAGTTGTATATACGGTAAAACCCTATTTAGTCAAATTAAGCTATTTTAACTGACTTCAAATCGGTTCTAATTTTAGCAATTACGCTATCTTTTAGATCCTGATTTTCTTTTTTTAATGCATCAATTTCGCGTTGTTGCATATATTGGCTTTTAAATTTAGCGCGTTTTTCTTTAATCTCAAAATAAGTAAAGACAGTCATAAAAACCGCTAAAAACCCTAAAATATAAATTAATATAGGGCCTATAACAGAAATAAATTGAGGTTCAGTCATATTTACTTAGACCCCTCAATTTGTTTCAAAGTATTAGGATTTAAAGCAAACGATAACATACTTGAACCGTCACTTAATGCTTTGTTCAAATCAACCTCTTGCGCCACTAAATTAGGATAACTCAAAGTCAATATTAAATTACTGACTTTATTATCAATATTTTCTAACTCTTGGCCCTCTTTAGTTGATTTTCGCAATTGCTTGCCTAATTCATCACGGCAAACATTTTGCAACTTCCTTAAAACGTCGTCATAATTGTCTTCGTGATAAATTGAACTGTCCCAATCATTAATTTTAGCATGCCGACTAAATTTATCAGCAACAATTTTACCGCTATCACTGACTGATTTTTCTAGTTCTTTTTGTTTTTGCTCTTTCTGTCTTTCAAAAAGTTCTAGGGCCTCACTCGTTTTTTTATGGACTTTGAGCGCCTCGTCCATTTTGAGGTCTTTTAAAAACAAACTAAATTTTTTATTAATTTGTTTATCAACTAGACCTTCAATCACTCTGTGAAGTTCTCGTTTACGCTCTTGAGAGTGTTGTTTTACCGTTTTTTCAAACCGTTTAATTTTACTGTCCGAAAAAACAACCGCTTTTTTTGTTGTCATATTTACCTCTTGTTAGTTATTATTTTTTTAAATTATTACACCTTGAAATTAAAGTCAATGGGATTATATATTATTTTCCGTTGTTAGTTGACCGCGTCTATATATAGTATAGGCGCGGTTTTAACCTACTACATCTAGAAGTTGTAAAAAAAATTAATTTAATGCTTGTATTTGTTAATTATAGGAATATATAAGAATATATGCTGTTAGAAAAAAAAGAATTATTAAAAATAGTTGAAAATGACCAGGATCTAAATTTAACAGAATTTAAAAAAATGAGAGTTAAGGATTTAAGAGATCATTTAAAAATTACACACAAAATAGACGGGCAATATAAAAACATGACGGGCAATTGTTTTAAATGTTTAAAACCTTTAATGCCTGATTATATTAAATACAAAAATTATTGCATGGATTGTTAATGAAATTATATAGATCTAAAAAATTACTAAATATAGACAATAATGCCAAAACAATTAAAGGCCAAAAATACAAAGTTATGACCGCAATATTATATTTAGCGCCCGCAAAATTAAGCGGTTTTAATACTTGCCCATTTTCCGATAATTGCGCCTTAACTTGTTTAAATACAGCGGGGCGGGGTCAAATGAATTCAGTTCAACAAGGGCGTATTAATAAAACATTATGGTATTTTAAAGACCGGGCAACCTTTAAGGCCCAATTAATAAAAGAAATTTATAGCCATGTAAAACGCTGTAAACGTTTAAATTAT